TGTCAACGTCCGCCGTATCGAATTCCTTAACGCAACCGCCAATCCGATTGACATCGAGATTCTTGGTAAGGATGGTCGCGCCGCGATTCTTCGTGAAGTGGCTAAAGGTTTGCAAATGCCTGTGGATGAAGTTATTCCATCTCGGGAGAAATCTGCGTTCATGAGTATTGGTGCGAAAGCCCAAGCCTTAGCAGCGCAGCAACCATCTGGTGTACCCGTACAACCTGATGGCTCACCCAAAGGTGGCATGGACGGAAACACAGTCATGAACCGCAGTGGGGGTCAGCCATGATTCGGCCTGACGAGCGGACTGTAAAGGCTTTCGCACTTGCTGTGCGGCAGTTTCCAGAGATTCTGGAATATTTTGCTGCATGGCGGACGCATGAGTTGGATCAGTTACCCAATGCGATAAACAACGCGGCATTGATGCAGGGGCGATGCCAAGTTTTGGGCGAGATTTACAAACTCGTCAAAGAGTCCCCTGAACTAGCGGCAAAGTCTCACTGATATGACTCGCCGTCTAATCCACGCATACCGATAGGAGCGTTTAATCATGGCACTTCCAGAGCAAATTCGTAAACAGACCGAGGCAGTTCAAGAACTGTACAAACAACTCAATGGTGATGGAACCAATGGCGAGGGACAAAATCCGCCCGCCGATGGTGGCACTCCGCCCACTGAGAATGTGGACAACAGTACTCCGCCTGCCGACGAGAATTCTGCAACGAACAATGCTGCTCAGTCATCTAGTGGTGAGCACACGAACGATGACGGAAAAGGCTCAGACGAAACACTGACTCAGAAATACCGCACACTCCAAGGCATGTACAACGCCGAGGTTCCACGTTTGCATCAGCACAACAAGGAACTTACAGGCCGTCTACAGCAGATGGAGCAGTTGCTGGCAACCCTGTCTGCACAACAGGCTGCTGGTCGTCCTGCTAACCAACCTGAGATTCAGGCTCTGATTACGGACAAAGACCAAGAGGAATATGGCGAATCACTGGATGTCATGCGTCGCGTGACCCGTGAGGAGTTGATTCCTGTAGCCCAGAAAATTGTTCAGATTGAACGGATGCTTCAACAGTTACAGGTAAATGTTGTGCCGCAGGTTAAAAACCTAGCCCATCAACAAGCCATGACTGCTGAACAGCGATTTTGGATGGATTTGACTTCGATAGTTCCCAATTGGAGAGACATCAACGAGGACGAGGACTTTAAGACTTGGCTCCTCGAAGTTGACCCTCTGACTGGTATTAGCCGTCAAACCATTCTTGAGGATGCGCAAAACACCCTCGATGTGCGCCGGGTTGGTAATTTCTTCCGGTCTTGGCTTGAGATAACTGGACAAGCCAATGCTGCTCAAAACACTCGTCGGCATGATGCTGCTTCTGAACTTGAGCGCCAAGTAACCCCCGGTAAAGGCCGGAGCACTGGTGCGCCAACAGGTTCAAACGCCAAGACATACTCGCCTGATGACATCAAAACCTTCTTTAACGATGTTCGTCAGGGTAAGTACAAAGGGCGTGAGGCAGAGCGTGACCGCATTGAACGCGACATTTTCGCTGCACAGCGAGATGGTCGCATACTTGCAAACGCTTGATTAGAGGAGTTTTATCATGGGATTTCCCGTCTCTCAAGGCCGTCCGAACTATTCGGGCAACTTCATTCCCGAAATTTGGTCGGGTAAACTGATTGAGAATTTCTACGATGCCACCGTGCTCGCAGCAATCTCGAATACCAACTACGAAGGTGAAATTCGTCGTATGGGCGATACGGTTAACATCCGTACTACCCCGGAAATCACCATCAAGACCTATGTCAAAGGTCAAACGCTGAGCGTTGAGAATCCTGACAAGCCAAAAATCCAGTTGGTCATCGACAAGGGCGAGTACTTCGCTTGCGTTGAGGACGATGTGGACAAGGTTCAGTCGGACATCAACATGATGGACACTTGGTCGAAGGACGCTTCCGAGCGTATGAAGATCAAGATCGACCAGCGCGTTCTGACCGACATCCTGCCGGACATCTCTAGCCTCAACAAAGGTGCTACCGCAGGCCGTATCTCCGGCAACATTGACTTGGGTACGACTGGTTCGCCTATCGCTATCACCAAGACCAACGTGCTTGAGTACATCGTTGACATGGGTACTGTTCTTGACGAAGCAAACGCTCCTGAAAGCGACCGCTTCATTATCATTCCTGCCAAGATGGCTGGTCTGATTAAGAAGTCTGACCTGAAGGATGCTTCGTTGACTGGCGACAGCGTGTCTGTACTCCGTAACGGTCGTCTCGGTATGATCGACCGCTTCACTGTGTACATGAGCCACAACCTGAGCAACGCAAGCGGTAAGTTCAGCCTCATCGCTGGTCATAAGATGGGCTTTACTTTTGCCTCTCAGATGACTGAGATGGAGTCTATCCGCGCTGAGTCTACCTTCGGCAACATCATCCGTGGCCTGCAAGTTTACGGCTACCAAGTGGTGAAACCTGAGGCTTTGGCTCAAGGTATTGTTACTCTGTCGTAATCAGTCGGAGGGCTTCGGCCCTCCCTCGTAACTTTTTAGGAGATTTGAAATGGCAACTTATACCGATTCTCTCGGCTTTAATAAAGGCTCAGCAGCGCTTCGCGCTGACGGTCTTACCAAAGTAACCCGTATGGAAGTCGTCCTTGACTTCGCAAAGATTGCTGCTGCACGTAGCGCCGCTGGTGCTGCTGCTCTGGCTTCTGGCGATGTTCTGGAAGTGATTCCTGTACCGGCAAAAACTTTGGTGATGCGCGTCGGCTACGATGTGACCACTGCTGAAGGTGCAACTGCTACGTTTGATTTGGGTGACGGCAGCGATGCTGACGGCTACCTGAACGACGTTGACCTGAACTCTGTTGGTTCTGGTGTGATGTCGCTGGCACTCACCGAAGGTACGCCAAACACTATCGCTGGTTACAGCAATGGTAAGTACTACTCGGCTGCTGACACAATCGACATGACCCTAAACAACAACGCGATCAATGCTGCTGTTGTTCGTGTTTGGGCGTTGGTTGCTGACGCATCAGCATCGTAAGATGAAGGGGGCTTCGGCCCCCTTTCTTCTAAGGAGGCATTATGGCTGCTAAACGCGAACCCCAAGCAATACATACTAATGCAAATGTATTGATGACTACTGGGCCTGCACGGCTTATTGGTGTGATGTATACCTCTGGTGGGGGTGCGTTACAGCATATAAATTTTTACGACAACACATCCGCTTCTGGTACTGTAAGACTCGAACTTGATACCACCAAGCAAGGTGTTGTTACTTGGAATCTTCCTGAAGGCGGACTTATTTTCTCCAACGGGATTTACTGTGATATTGGCGGGGCAACGTCAGTCACTGCAATTATTGCTCAGTAATCATGGCTACCAAAGACCCACGACTCGAACGCACTGGTGTATCTGGGTACAACCAGCCTAAGCGTACACCGGGACACCCGACAAAAAGCCACGTTGTAGTGGCGAAGTCTGGTGCACAGGTCAAGACTATCCGCTTTGGGCAGCAAGGTGTATCTGGCTCTCCTAAGAAGCAGGGAGAGTCTGAGTCTTACAAGAATCGCCGCGAGTCATTTAAGGCGCGGCATGCAAAGAATATTGCCAAGGGCAAGATGTCTGCGGCTTACTGGGCGGATAAAGTCAAATGGTAGCCAAGACAAAATCCAAAGTGAACGCTGCTGGCAACTACACTAAGCCTGAGTTGCGTAAGCGGCTGTTCAACCAGATTAAAGCATCGAATACGCAGGGGACTGCTGCTGGACAGTGGTCTGCTCGTAAGGCACAGTTGTTGGCAAAGAAGTACAAAGCCTCTGGCGGGGGGTACAAAGATTGAAAGCCCCACAGAAATCCCTCAAAGAGTGGACTGACCAGAAGTGGCGTACCAAAAGTGGTAAGCCCTCCAGTAAGACTGGGGAGCGGTATTTGCCAGAGAAGGCAATTAAGGCGTTGACTCCCGCAGAGTATGCGGCGACTACCAAAGCAAAACGTGAAGGTAAAGCAAAAGGTCAACAGTTTGTAAAACAGCCCGCTAAAATAGCAAGTAAGACGGCTAAATATAGATAGGAGAGCAGGATGCGATACCTACGCGACCGTAGTGGTTTCATTTACGAATGGAATGAGATTCTGGCAGAGAACCCTGCCTGCGAAGAAATTACTGAGGAAGAAGCCTTCCCTGAGAAGTTCATTCCGAAGAAACAAAAAGGCCGTAAGTCGGGTCTACAACTTGAAACTCCTGTCGAGCAGATTCCTGTTGAGCCGCCTGTCGAGAATGTGGAACTTAACGCTGAAGCCTCTAAGGGATTACCCGAATGACACTCAACGAAGTAATCACAGAGGCACGACGCCTCATCCAAGACATCAACTCACCGCAGCGTTATAGCGATACGGTGATGTTGGGTTTTGCCAACCAGACGCTCAAGCGGATGGCGGTGCTGCGTCCTGACCTCTTTGCTTACATCGGTGAGATTCCTTGTACAGCGGGGCAAGTTCTCCAGTCTCCGCCTACGGATTCCCTTCGCATCATTGAGATTTTCCAAGTCAAGGACGGTAACGGCATCACTGAGGTTGACCGCACTACCCTTGACCAGACTTACCCCGGTTGGATGAACGACCCCGCTGCGGCGACAGTCAACTGGATGCGCCATGTGCGTAACCCCAATAAGTTCTTCATCTATCCCAAAGCCCCCGCAAATCAGATTCTGATTGGCGAGTATTCTCAAACTCCGCCTAACTATCTTGGGACACAGACGGTGGCTTTGCTGCCAGACGCGTTCTTCCCTGTGGTAGTTGACGGCACAGTTTTCTTGGCTGAGTCAGTTGACAACGAGCATGTGAACTCTAACCGTGCCCAGTTGTTCCAGCAGTCGTTCACCCAAGCCTTGGGCGTAAGCGCACAGGCACGGACTCTGACCGACACCGAGGAATCTGGCATACCCGGTGAACAGGTGATCGCATCATGAGTACACGCACTTTCATGTCTCTGGTTAATCGCTTGGCTCCCAGTGTGCCCGGTTGCCCACAGCCAATCATCGAGCAACATGTTCGTGATGTGGCGATTGAAACGTGCGAGCGCACTTTGGCGTGGCGCTATGAGCAGCCATTGACTCCGCTTACCCCCGGCGTCTACGAGTATCCGTACAACAACCCGCTTCAAACTGAGGTGCATGCGTTCTTGACCGCAGCCGTTAATGGCTCGCCGCTTGAGCCTGTTACTTTGGAGCAGTTGTACAACCGGTATCCCAACTGGCCTGATCTTGACCCAGATCAACGGGCGACGCCTCGTTATATCTGCCAACTAGACCCAGATAACTTCGTCCTTGCCCCATCTCCTGACCCATTAACAGCATATACGCTGAAGATGATCGTGGTCTTGAAGCCGCTACGTACAGCGACAGGGATGGACAAGTCGGTGTTCGATGATCTTGAAAACGTCATCATGCACGGTGCGCTGCAACATCTGCTGGTCATGCCCAACAAGAATTGGAGCGACCGCGAGTTGGCGACGTATCATGCTAAGCAGTATCTTTCTAAAACAACTGAACGCAGAGCAAGGGCGAACATTGGCGCGGCACGCGCCTCGATGTCCGTGCAGATGCGCCCCTTAGCGTGAGGATAATATGGCAGCACTTGATGTCATCCGATTAGTAAAAGGCGACGAAAGGCCAGTCATTATCCTTACTTTGACGGATGATGTGACTGGTTCTGCCATCGACTTGTCTGCGCCGACTACAAGTATCTTTATCAAGTTCCGCGAGGCTGGCACTACTACGCTGCTCTCTACGATTACCTGCTCCAAGATTGGTACTGGTGCAACTGGGCAAATACAGTTTGACTTTACCGGCGGCGTATTGGACGTAGACCCCGGTATGTACGAAGGCGAGGTCTCGA